TGGTCGGTTTCGGTGAAGAACGGCAACTCAACGAGCGTCTGCCAATCTGGGGCGGAGATGGGTGAAAGACCCACCAACACCAAGTCCTCGGCATTGACAAACGGGGCGGGCGGGGTGACGGTGTAGTCCACCCCGTTGATACGATACCCGCTAAACTCCCAACCAACGGTCACGCCGCTCAAATCCCATGTGAAACTCGGTGTTTCCGTCGAGAACGTAGTGCCGTGAATGCCGCCAAACTCCGCCCACTTTGCTTTGGTGGCTGAGTCCGAGAAGAAGTCCGAGCCGTCTCCGTAGCCCACGGGGTCAAAGAGTCCAGCGGGGAATGACCAGCCAGACCAGCCCAACTCTTGATGGGGGTTTGCCCCAGCACCAAAGTCTGCAAACCCAACGGTGGTCGGGACGAAGCGGGTTCTTTCAAGGTATTGAGTCCGCTCAGTGAACCAAGAATCGATGGGCGTGGTTCGGGAATTGACGTTCTCGAGGGCGTTTATTGAGGTCTGTATGAGCGGGAAGCCATGCCTGATCGCGCCCGCCGTGTCAAGGAATGGAAGGCTAATCGGGAGATGTGCGCTGGACGTGCGGCTCTCTGGGTATGTTCCGTAGGTCAGCGGGATTGCACGTTGCCCGCTTTCTTCATACCACCAAGCAATACGAGCACCCGACCACCATCCTCTATCGTCAGTCCATGTTTGAGTCGCCAACGTTTCTCGGTTGCCGTCGCCCGTTGCGACCTCTTCGTAGGTGATTTCAAACGGCTGATACCGCCTGGGGATTTTGCCCTGCTCCGCTTTCACGGGAGTCCAAAGAAGGATGACGGAGCGGGCGTGTGTGTCTGCTATCACTTTTGACCACGACGGATAATCACCAAACGCATCGCCAGTCGGAGTTGAGCCGCTCGATCCAGAAGTGGGTGACGGAGCGTCGCCCGTGATGGCTTCTCCGCTGATGGGGTCAAGGTATGTCCCAACGGGCAAATCGCCCGCCGCCGTTGAAATGGGAACGCATTGACCGTCCGAGAGGAAATATCCAGGAGGACACGTTGTCCGCCCGATGTCGGGGTTGGGTGGATAACCAACGTCGCTGGTCGGGTATTCATCGACCGACCCGATGTAGTCCCTGTGGACGGCGACCATCTCCATTGACCCGTCCTCCATGATACGCAGGCTGGAGCAGTGCAACGTTGGGTGCTGGGCGTTGGGGAACGTAGTGACCCCCTTATCCTCCCTGCCGAGGTATCGCATTTGCTCAATTTGAGGGAACACCCAATCGTGAATGTTCCACCCTCCCCAATTCAACAACTGCTGGTCGCTGATAGTGAACCCAGTGCGCAGGGCGGTATTGAAATCTGTATCGCCCTGAACGTAGCCCGCATATGCGGATGAAAGCGCATTGTGCAGTGGGTTGTCCGTCTTGGTCGTGTCTTTGGTGTTGGGATGATACGGATCGGTGTGCGGCGTGTAGCGGAACACCAGCAACTCTTGACCTGGAGGCATGGCGGCAGTCGCCGTTCCGTTGGGCCAGATTTGACCCCGCCCCCAGACTTTGCCGAAGTGCGGCTGGCCGTCCTTTGTCGATTCCACGCCGAGGTCGGATGAATGAAGGGTGTCAGCGGCAACAAACAACTCGCCACCAAAAGCGGCGGCATCAAAGAGGTGACCAACTCCGCCCCGTTGATAAAATCCGCCAGCCTCAACCGCCCCACACAGGCGTGGCACTTTAGCAAAATCTCGGCTCGCCAATGGTCTGAAGGGGGTGACTTGATGCAAACCCCAACCCATATCGCAACGGTCGTCGGCGGTGATAGCGGAGTGCCGTGGCATGACGCTTGATAGGCAGTCGGCATCGGGGATGAATGTCCCAGACGGTGCTTCTCCAGGCACAAAGAAAACCTGTTCCAACGTGTCGGGGTTGATTCTGAATATGGCGTGATATATCACCGCGCCCGTTTCGCTGAAATCAGCATCGGTGTGCAGGCGTTTGGGGTTGGGGTTGTTGCGTGTTGTTGGGTCGCCATACGCATCGTCGGTTGCATCAAGGTTGGACTTCATCACTTGGTTGGTTCTGGGGGCAACCGAGACGAGAACGTGATAATCGACGATGGGCTTCTTGAACGTCAAGTCGCCAGCCAATGGATGAGTCGCCAACTTAGCATCCCCAGGAGAGACGGACACGTCCGTGTAGCCAATCACGCTCGGCACGATCCGCACCCGTGTTGGGATTTGTTCAGCCAAAAATGCGGAGTTGATGCTGGAGGTTTTGCCCCAATTATCCCCGCCCGTGGCGGATTCTCCCAGAATAGCATCGGCTTTGCCGTTGGTCACGCCCGTCAAACCCCCGCCCGTCAGCCACGTTCCGCCCTCAACGATGTTCGGGTGGGCGTTGCCTACGGTTGCCCGTTGTTTGCGAAGAACCGAGAACGTTGAGAGGTTGGCTTCTTCTGATGATGAAAACGACCCGTCTTGACGATCTGCTCGTGTCTTAAGAGCCGCCATCATGGGCTGAACGTGTGAGCCGTCCGTTCCGTATTTCATGTAGGGCAAATGCCCGTCCGAACCGTTGATGACGCTCGCCCGCCCGTTTCTGCGGAGGGATTCACCGCTATGGACTTCTATGTTCAGCCCAGCGTAGGTCAACTCGTCAGTCTTTGAAACTTCACCCGAAGCCGCCCCGTCTGGGTTTGCGTCTTTGGCGATGCTGAAGAACGCCGTGGCCGTGAACACGCCCTCGTAGCCAATCAGCCCACATGAGTCAGCGACGACGTGGTTTCCTAAATCGACGCGCCCCACTGGGCTTGGTCCCGTGATACCCGTGGGCGTTCCCGTGTTGAAGGAGTCACGCACGATCAGGTGTTGAATCGTGGACGAGCCGAGCAAATCCTCAGCGGTTGTGTAGGTGTCATGGGGGCAACCGTCTGGGGATGAAATGCTGGCCCCGCTCGCCAGCACACGTTGGCGGACTCCCAGATTCAAAGACCAATGACAGGATTCTGTCGCCAATGAACCGTCGTCCTCCGTGAAGCCGTGGAGGGCGGTTTCTTCAACGGATGAAGAACCGAGAACGGTGAGGTAGGCTGAGTTGTGATTGTCACCCCAATTTGACCCCAGCCCGTTGCTGGGTAGGTCAACTTTGGAGAAGTGCGTGATCGCCGTGACCCGTCCGCCGTTGTAAAACCGCTGGTCGGTGCAGTCCTCCGTTCCCGTAGCAACCAAAGAGCCGACCGCAAAGTCCGCCGCATACACAAATGTGCCGTGAGCATCTCGGTCGGTTTGCCACGTGTAGTTGCCTGGACGGGCGGAGGTATAGAGCCGTGTAGGGTGGCTAACGTAGCGTCCCGCATCGCTCAACGTCCAAGTGGCGTAGGGGTAGGAGTTGGTCAGCGTGGCGGCATCATATCTGGAACGGCTCAAGTCTTGAACGGCCTGCCCAAACTCCAGCGAGCCATATTCAGCATTGAACGCAGGGGGCGCGGTGTTGAGCGTGATGCCGTCAAACCGTCCGTTGTAGTTGTCAACATTGTCGCTGGGTTCTTCATCGAGCGGATTTATGCGCTGGGTCACAACCGCCGCTCTCGGCACTTTGCGTGATGGATTAACGAGCGTCCCCGATCCGCTGGCGGTGGAGAGCCACAGGTTGTCGTCAATGACCGAGAAACCGTCCGTGTCGCCCGTGAATGTGTCATCCTTTGAGTCGGAGAGCACGAGGGTCAAGGGAAGGCCACGAGCCCCCACGGGAGGCGACAAATTGATGCGGGAAGCATCAACACCGCTCGTAGGGTTGACCGTCATCGGTGACGGTCAGTGCTCGTGGGTTTTGACGCTTTGGGCGGCTTCAAGCCGTGATGACGAACCATGCTTCGGTCATGTGGGCTCGCTGGCGGAGCGTTCCGTAGTCGTAGGTGGCGTAGCCCAGAGGGGAAACGTCGTCGAGGGAAAGGCCGTAGTTTTCTGGGTTCATGGCCGCTTCAACGGTTGGGGCGTATTCGGTGTTCCATGTGCGGCGGATAACGCGGTCGGGGTTGCTTCGGGCGATGTTTTTGCAGGCGGTGGGGTTGAGGGGTTGGCTCATGGTTAGCCATAGGGGAGGGGGTATATCAATGCTTCCCTTATCTCAATGGTTTAAGGGTATGAAACGGGGATTTGAACAACCGCCGACCACAGTTGGCGGATTCTCCAGGCCGCATAGCAAAGAGCGGTGAACCACCACGCAACCTGCAAACCAACGAGCACCCAAAACCCGTCAAGCACCGAGCCCAGCCTCCCGTATGAAGGTCGCACTGTAGGGCGTTTGCCCGTGTTGTCCGCCCGCCCGTTGATAATCAAAGGAGGTCATGCGCCCCACGAAGGTTTTGCCCGTTGGCGTTCCCGCATAGTTGACGCTCTCCCATTCAAACTCAACAAGAGCACCGCTTTGAAGCAACTCTTCCATGAAATCAATGTCGGCGTTGGCGGTTTCCTTGAGGAATTGACCCTGCAAAACAAACTCGTCGGAACGTGAGCCCGTGTCCGACACCTCTGGGTATATTGCATCCAATATCGGGGAGATTGACAACGTGCTGGATCGTCGCCGCTGGAACGATGACGGTTTGGTGTTGAGCGTCAAAGGCACAACCAATGTGGCGGGCAACACCTTCACCACGACCGAGCCCGTGTTTGATGTGTTGGTGTTGGAGTCCGTGACAACCAGCGTCGCTTGATATTCCCCTGCGGCGGCGTATGTGTGGGTCGTCGATGAAGATGAGCCGCTGACGTTGCTTGAGCCATCCCCAAAGGAAAACTCGTAGTCGGTCAAAGTCACACCCGCTTCGGGACTGTATGAGTCCGCCCCCGTGAACCTGATCGCTGTGCCAGCCCGAACCAAAGCGGGCAAACCACGCAACACGGCGACGGGGTTGGTGGCCGCAACAACAACCGAGAGGGCTGAAGAAGCCGCCGACACGTTGCCGCTGTCGTCTTTGACCGTGACCGTGACAGAATACGTCCCAGAAGTGATGTAGGCGTGGGAGATATCGTAGGTTGCCGTTGTCAGGGTTTGGTCTGCAAAGTTGATGAAGTCCGTGACCGTTCCGTCTCCGAAGTCAAACTTCACCTGGCTAATGGTTCGGTCGGAGTCCGTGGTCGTTCCCGTTCCTCTAAACGAGAGGATGTGGCCGACCTTTGTGTCAATTGGTGAAGAAAGGTCGCCGTTGAACGTGTTGCTGACACAAGCGACGCTGGCGGTTGGGGCGATGTCGTATTCTATGGTCCACGAGCGGATAATTGGGGTGGCGTTCCAATTAATCGGGTGCAGGCTCGTTTGCGTGGTGTCGGGGACATAGAAGTTGAAGCGGACTTGAAACCCGTTGCTGACGATGGAGGATGGCAACCCCGTCAAGTCAGCCGTCCCGATCCCGCCAACAAACACGAGGTCTATGTCCTCAAACCCAGACACAACCGCCCCCGCTTCTCCAGCAATTGTGCTGGTCGTTCCGACTTCGTGAATCGAGGCCGTGACGTTCATTCCCGTTGCGGTGCTGATGTTGTCGGCTTCAACAACAAGGCTGGTGTATCTGGCGATGCCTGAAATGTCCACCTCGGTTGTGTCAACGGTGAAGGGAAGCATGGATGGGGACGGGATTTGCCGCATCGTCAGGGCGTCGATTTGAAGGTCGTCGTGCCTGCTTTGGCGGGCAACTTTGTCGGGCTTCTCCGACGATCTGGATTGAAGGTCGGCCTCCTCGGTCAGTGAAATCAAGTCAGCGACGTTGATTGTCAAACCCCAAACGGTGCTGGGGGCGTTTGCGTCAGTGCCTTGAACAGAACCATTCACCACCAATGTTTGCCCAGCCTCATTGAAGAACGTCCGAATCGTTTGCATTCCTCCGCCTATGGTGGCCGCTTTGCCCGTTGCGTTGCCCAGCATACCAAACCCGCTGGTGAAGCCGTCCACAGGCCACGAGTCGGCGTTGTTCCATTGGTCTGCATCCATGAACCCGCTGTCTTTGAAATGATAAACGACTGCTCGGTCTGAAGAATGTGTGGGGTATTGTTGGTTTAATGTTGTCAAATAGCCGAGAGCGATGCCGACCGTTCCCGTGTTGTTGGCTCGATCCATCACGCCAGCCCCGTCCCATGTTGTCAAGAAGCCAGACCCATAGTCGGCATGAGCGTCTTTGTTGAGCATGGCGTGTCTGCCAAACCGAGGGTGCGTCCCGCCCGTGTCAAACTCCATGATGAATAGGCGGTCTTGAACATCTGGAATAACCGCCCGAACCTCTAAGTCAAGAGCAACGGGAGAGCAGGCGACCTCCATCGTTCCGTAGTCAGTGGTTTCATTTGCCGACAAAGACCCACCATAGCCCAAACGTGTGCCGCACCGTTCATGGGCTGGCCACGGGCGGTTTCGTCCATACGTCCATGTCCCAGACACCCCCACGGGCTTTGTGTAGTCCCATGCGTGGTTGCCCGTCACATGGTCGATTGACGACCATATTGGAGTCCACAGACCTTTGCTGGCCCATTGTGTCGGCAACGCCCCCTCGTCAAGACTGAGAAACTCGTCCACCTCATTGATGATTGAGCCAGAGACGGAGGTGGAGAACCGTGTGAGGTATGTGGCGGCAAGCCCCCAACCCAACGGCGGAGGAATACGCAACACACCTCCGCCAACGTTGCTACGTGTGGGGGATGATGCAAACTGAGAGTCGCTGGCTGAAAGAATCCGTAGGTCTCGCAAGGCGTAGCGTGAAGGATTGGTGAAAGAGCCTTCCACTTTGTTGTCAAGGTATGCGTGAACAATACGTCCAGGGGCGGTGATTTTGGAGTTGGCGATTTGCGGTGCTGGGGAGAATCCAGGCTGGTCAACACCCGCCGCCAGCGTTCCAATGCCCACTCCCGTTGACTCATCAAAGAAGGGGTTTTGAATAGAAAGCGAGCCGCTCAAAATCCCTTGAGCGATCCACGCATTGTCGCCTGGCTTGTAGGCAGACTCGGTTGTGCGTGTGCCTTGAACCCATATCGTCAACTTTTGGAGGTAGGCCATAGTTGCCGCTGGGTAGTCGGTTGTGATAGTGTTCAGGTCTGTTGAACCGATGTCGGTCACTTCATTGACACACCACCAGCCATTCATATCACGTGTTCCCGCATTGTAGGAAACGCCATAGCCAGCCTCATCACCCGCCTCCCATTCATCCGTATCGGTTGCACCTGTGCCAGCGTCGCCCGTCATGCCGCTGAGATACACCATCGTTGTCCCTTCATCGATTTGATACGCCGAGGCGGGTTCAATGAACGGGTCTGGGTATTCAATCCAAACCACCAAGTGCCTGCCTTGACTCCCCGAAGGAGCATTTTCAACGGCCACGGCACGGATCGGTGCTCGCTTTGGATTGGGGCGAACCAATTCACTGCGGGGTTGTTCATCCTCGGCCCACGTGGTTTGAAGGTCAGACCATTTTTTGAACGTTCCTTCAACCACGCTGAAGTCAAAGTTTGCACCTTGACCAGCGGGGCATAATGGCCCCTGCACGAAGTCAAAGAGCGGATAGATTTGAGCCGAGCGGTCATTCTCATATTGTCCGTAGCCAGAGCCGACAAACGTTCCCTCGGCGGTGCTATCACCGTCGCTCCCGTAGCCGTTATCTCCGTCCCAGACGGCGTAGACCGTGGATGATACCGTCCCGCCAATGTAGCGGCTGGAATCGTAGGTGTAGGGGATGAGAACCCCATCGTTGAGGGAATACGTGCCATCCTTCAAGAAGCAAGCCAACGCCATGCGGGTTCGGTATTTTGGCCCGATGGAGGCGGTGCTGTCGCTCGATTGGTCGTTGTTGGCGTATTTGGCTCGGACAGTTGGGTCGGGTTGCAGTTTGCGGTTGCCTGCAAATTGAGGGCCGAGCACGTGGTCGCCGCTTTTGCCGACGATTTTGTATTTCACGCTGGCGGCTTGATTGATAGGGTCGGCGTTGTAGCGTGTCAAAGCGGTGGAGTCAAACCCGCCCCCAGCCGCTTCATTGAGCACCGAGATGTGCATGGAGTTGCCTGTGCATTCTTTGGACAGTTGGTTGTTGTCAAGAAGCATCGGCATGAACACCGTCGCCCTGTAGGGTGAAGTGGTGGGGAACGGGTCATCGTTGGCTGAATCAACACGGGGGTCGTCGGTGATGGCTGGGTTGGCTGAGGCGGCGGAAACCGTCCGCCCGATCAGGCCGTGAGGTAGCCACGATGGTTTGTCAGCGTCGGACTCCCCAACGTGTCGGTAGGTGTCAATCATCTCGACAAACTCCTGAAGGGTCATGAACACGGGATACGGGCCGCTGGTGTCCGTGAAGTTTTCAATGTCCAACGCTCGCCCCGTGGTCAGCGTTCCCAGGGCGGTTGAGTTGTCTTTGCGTTCTGATGATGGGGCAACGAGGCAAAACTCCGTGATCGTGCCATCGGCGTGGGTGATACGGCAACGGGGGTCAAAAGACCCGCTTCGCAAAATCTGGATCGTCGGCTCAGTCCCAGCAACGTCAGTGCCGTCGTCGTTGATGGCTTCAACCCGAACCCCTGGCGTGTTGGCCTCATCATTTAACCCCGTCCCGTCATCCTCTGGGGTGTTTGGTCCAAACGTGGAGCGGAACAACACGGGGTCAACGGACAACCCGCCGATGCCATCGTTCTTGATGAAGGCTGGAAACCACCTCTGCAACTCAGCGAGGTCATTCTTGACACGGCTGAAGGGCTTGGTGAACGTGTGCTTCTCCGAAGCCATCAAATCGCCCCCCGTGTTTGGTTCAAAGAAGCCTGCCGCAGGGCTATCGGCAATTGCTCCTCCATGATTTGCCGAACCTGTTGCGGGTTTATTTGGTTGCCCGCTCCGATGTGAATACCTCCCTGGATCGTTATCGAGGGGGCGTTATTGGACTCAATACCCCCCAACAGGTTCTCACGTTGGGAACGCTTTTGCGGCGAAAGCGGGATAATCAACTCAGGGCCAGCCTCTCCGACCATACCGAGAGTGGGTTCAAGCACCAGCCCGCCATCCTCAAAGAATGAAGTGGCCAGCCCAATGCCGCCACCGATCAGGCCACCTGCAACCGTTCCGACTCCAGGGATGATTGAACCAATCGCCGCGCCCGCCGCCGCCCCTTGAAGTGTGTTGCCCGTGACGTTCTTTGCTCCAACGTCAGCCCCCGCATCATCAATCTTCTCGGTCAAGCCCAGAGCACCGAGCAACGCTTCGGCTATGCGGACAACGGGAGTCAACACCTTGAACAACGCCAAGAAGCCATCAATTAAACCGCCGAGGAATCCACTGAAGTCGCCCTCAAGCAAAGCCAAAATAGCGGATGAGAAGCCAGACAACATTTCAAGGAACGGCTGGAAATAAATCATGATACCTTGAATGACCTTGCCCAACAGAATGATGACAGGAACCAACGTCTTGAAGTTGTCAACCCCCGTCATAACCAACGGGAGCAACCCTTCAAACAAGGGTATCATTTGGTCGCCCATCTCTTGAGCAATCTCGGCAAAGACGGGGATGAGCGGTTTCATGTTCTCAATAAACTCCATCGCCGCTGGGACCATGTCCTCAAGAAGCATGAGAGCAAAGGGCGCACCCACGTCCAACATAAAGTCCTCAAAGGCTGAGTTTAACTCCAGCAGGGCGTTTTTGGTTGAACCCCTCAGCACTTCTGAAAACTCAGCGGTGCGGTCTTGGGCGTTTTGGTTGGACTCAACGAGAGCGTCAAACGCACCCTTTTGGGCGAGAATAGCGTTGATCGCTGAACCACCACGAATCCCGAACACTTCAAGGATTTGAGAGGTCGTCGCCCCGCTCTCCGATAGTTGGTCAAACAATTCACTGAGGCTGGTGATGCCCGTTGTTTGCATTTGCACCTGCTTGTTGAGGTCGCTGAATTGCTTCTCTTGAGCCGAGAGCGTATCGTTTGCCCTCTCATTATCCCGCCGCATGATGGACTGCTGGAGGCGGCGTTCCTCCATCGTGATAGCAAGGCTGTCGTTTGCCGTTTCAAGGCGGTCGATTTGCTCCAACTCCCGCTCCGTCAATTCCCGACCTTCACGTTCCGCACGAGCACGGATTTTCATTATGTCAAGGTTGTTCTTTTGTTGCTCGATGCTCATGTCCGTCATTTCATCGGTCAACTGCTTGAGAGCCAAAGAAGTCCGCTCGGCTTCGGATCGGGAGGCGGTCATCTCCGTATTGAGTTGTGTAAGGGTTCGTTGAGCCTGTTCACCTGCTGGTGTCAGCCTGAACATGGTAAGGCCGAGTTCGTCCATGATTTTCCTGGCATCATCCGTGGGCGACAGGAGTTTTGTGATCGCCATACGCAAACCTGTCCCCGCTATTGTCCCCTGTAGCCCAGCGTTCCCCAGAGCACCAGCGGCGGCGGCTGATTCTTGGAGGGAGATGCCAGCGGCGGCGGCGGTTGGACCGAGCATTTTCATGGTCTCCCCCAACGTTTCAATCGTGGTGAAAGACTGCGTGAACGTGTTGACCAAGACATCGGACACGTCGCCCAACTCCGAGGTCTCCATGCGGTATGCCTTCAACGATGCAATGGCGATACCAGCGGCGGTCTCCATGTCCGTCCCTGCGGCAATAGCGAGGGCGTTCAAGTTGTCCAGGGCTTTGTCATCCACCATCTCTGAAACGGTCAAACCTGCGAGAGCCAACGTTTGAGCCGCTGTCGCAACCTCAGTGGCCGTTGAACGTGTCGTCCGCCCCAATTCACGGATGCGGCCTTCAAGGGCGGGGAAATCCGCTGTGGCGGCTTTTCCCAGAATAGCCTGCGTCCGTATCAGCGAGTCCTCAAACTCAACAAAGAGCATGGTGGACTTCTTGACAAAGTTGGCGGCGATGGCCCCTCCAGCAACGGTGGCGGCTACACCAACGGCGGCAAATGAAGCGGAGGCGGCTTGACCGAAGCGGCCAATTTTGCCCCCAGCAAGGCTGACACCGCGCCCGATGTCGCTCATGCCTTTGCTGAACCCAGCGGTGTTGGCGTCGATTTTGGCCTGTAGGTGAGCCACTTGTTTGCCAATCATCAACGACCACCCGCCCTACGTTGAGCCTCAGCCTTCTTCATGGCTTCACGCTCCCTGCGGTTTTGTTCATTGAACGCCCCAGCGAGGAACGTAGCGTCCCGCAAATCGAGGTCACGCCATTGTTGAGGGGTCAAGCCAAAGAGGGTGAGAAGTTGGAAAAGCCACTGGCCTTCTGTTGAAACGGAGTGTTCCATTATTCCCCCAGAGCACCACCACCTGACGATGGAGAGCCAACGGCTTCCACCACGGCGGCGGCTACGGATGAGAGGGTGAGGAGGGGCAGTTGCTTCCACTTCGCCCACGTCAAAGAGTCGTCGCACTTGGCGAGCATCTCGTAGGCCATGCGGAGACCCAACGCTTCGGACTTGTCCTCCCCGCTCAGTTTTGAAATGGATGGGTCGGCCTTCAATGCTTGATATTCCCCAACGCTCAACGGCTGGGCTTGGAGGGTCTGCACGATCCCGTCCTCGTCCTCGAGCCCAATATGGGCTACATTGACCGTGACGGGCGTGGAGGCTTTTGCAATAGTGGTGTCCAGCCAACTCAATTGAAATCACCACCCTTCAGTCTCGGCTCCAGGTCAAGCCTTCAAACGTAGCGTTAATCATCAAAGCACCCTCAGCCCCAGCCTCAAGTCCTTCAATGGCTAAGTCGGTGAGGACACACCCAGAAACCGTGTAGGTGTGCGTCCCTGCGTCGTCTGCATCAAAATCGATGTCCAACTCCGTGTCGTTGTTGAACCAATCATACAACTCGTCGTCGCTAACACCCCAAGCCTTTGACAAAGAGCCGCTGACGGATCGTAGGCCACGGGTGTGGGCGGTGGCGTAGTTTGAACCCAGCGTCACGTATTTGCCCGTTGCCGATGCAAGCGTGAAATCGCCAGACACAAAGCCAACGATAGTCCCGCTGACCGTGATTTTTCCTGTGACACCTGTGAAGGAATGCACTGCCATGCCCGTAGGTTGGGGTTTGCGGCTTTTAACGGTTGGGGGGTCAAAGAAGGCCAGCCAGAGCGGGAACGCCCATGACAAAGAAATGAATCCAGCCGCCTATCCATTTGCCCTCAATGTCGGCCTGTAGGCGGACGGTGCTGGAGAACAAAGACACGGCCCAAACCAACAGGGTCGGACATGAGCGGGCAAAGCGGCGGGTGAGGGGAGTCTGCTTCATTCAAACCACCAATCAGTCTCGCACAGGCATGCCATCGGGTGTGTCAGCCCAGACTTCAGACCACCCGCACATCTCAGGGCAGGCAATCCATACGTCATCGATACGCACCTGTGGGCATTCGCAGTCGGGGCAGTGGGGTTGGGGGATGCGGCGGGGCATAGTTGGGGGTAGGTATTCCCCTTTATCAATGTTTTCAAAATCTCAATGGTTTAGAGGTGAAAAGGTGGGGAAGGCCGTGAGCCGAGAAGGGGGGCGGAAATGAACCCCACCCCGTAGGCGACCTTCCCCGAAGAGTCCTACGGGGCGAGATGACGTTGCCATCCCACCCACATAAAGGTGGACGGTGGGGGAAGAATGCTGGCAAAGCCCGAAGCCAGGGTGGAGACCCCCACCGTCCGTTTGGAGAGATGCTCTCCACCAGCCACATCGTTTGGGTTGGGGGGTTTTATTGGTTTCTGTATTCATCGCTCGCCAGCAGATCGTCAAGCACACGCTGGCGGTCGATGGTTTGGTGAAGGTCAAGGGCGTTTTTGTAGTGACGCAGGCCAGATTGGTCAGGCTCTCGCTTGAGGATTGAGAGGTAGGCCTGTGTGATGAAATCAACGGTGCTGAGGCTCTCGTCCGCTGGATCGGGAGAACCTTTGGCCGTTGTCTTTGCTTTGGGTTTGGGTGCTGGCTCTGGGGCGGGTTCTTCAGCCGCAGGCTCTGGGGTGGATTCTTCAACGGGTGCTGGTGCTTCAGCCGCCTCCAAACGTGCAATCAGGTCGGCTTTCGTTCCTTCTGTGTCCAGCCCTTTTTCTTCACAAAGGGCTACGAGGTCTGCTTTCAAGAGGTCAGCGAGGTCGCTCATGCCCCAAAGGTTGCAGATGGCGGTTTATAACAAACCTCAAGCGGTCAAACGTCCCAGCCCAACTCTTCAAGGTGGCGGCGTATGTCCTCCCCGTCTTGAGCCGATGGCAGGTTTTGCGTCCCTGGGACTCTTAAGAAACGCCACGGGCTATGGTTGATTTGCTCATGCTCGCATTTAGCACAGCGGTGTTTGTCGTCCTTTGTGTGTGATTGAGCACCGAGAGCATGGAGAGCGGCGACCCACTCCGTTCTGGAATCCTTTGGGTCAAACTCGACGGGGATATTGCACGGATCGTTGTGCTTGGTGCATTTGGTTTTGTGAACCTGCCCACACGTCTTGGGGGGTTTGATTTTGGGGGACTTCTTTTTCTTGCTCATTGGTTCACCTTCTTCTCAATCTGGGTCAGGAATTGCTGGGTGATGTCGTCCCAATTGAAGCGAGCCTCCGCAAACGTGCGAGCCGCCGTCGATTTGTCTTGATACAGAGCCGTGTCTTTGCTCATGTAGGCCTCTATCATAGCGTCGGCCAACTTCTCGACATCAACCAGCCCCATGTTGACCCCCCACTTTGGGCCAACAATTGAGGTGCATTGGGGGATAAGCCACCCTCGCTCGTCTTTGTTGCCGACCAATTCAGGGCCTGTGGAGTTGGCTGGGAGAATGATGGGGAGGCCGCAGGCCATAGCCTCAGCGGAGGGAATGCCGAAGCCTTCACCGCCCGTCGCCATGACGTGAACATCGGACAACCCATAGAGCATGGACATCTCTTCACGGCTCAAGCCCAGGAGGGGGTTTGAGGACGTGTCGGAGAAGCGGACGCTGTCGTATAGTCCGTATTCTTTGACGAGGTCGGGCAACGGCCAGCCGCCCATCCCCATTGTGTCGGTCGGGTCGCCGCAGTGAAGAATCAGCCCAACCTTGCCCTCGCCTACACGATCCACGACCTGCTTCAACGCTTGAAGCAGGCGGGGGATTTGCTTGCGGTTGGTGTTGCGAGCAACGGAGAGGAAGGTGAAGTCCCAATCGACGCCCAACTGTTGTCGGGCTTCTTTCTTCTGGGCGGCGGTGAAGGGCTTGAACACGTCAAGGTCAACGCCATGATAAATCACAGGCCCTGGGTTGATGAGGTATCGGTCAAGGTGGGGGTCACGCATATCCTTCGTCCCGTCGCCGTTGCTTCCCCACTGCTTAACGTAGTCCACCATTTGCTGGCGACCAAAGTCAGCCATCCACACGGGCTGGTTGAGGTTGGCGAGAATGTCCTTCCATTTGTAGGACAACGGGAAGCCATCAACGGGCAAATACGCCAGATAGGGAACGCCGAGACGGTTGGTGGATTGGACGGCGTGACCAATGAACCACGGGTCAATAAGGGAGATATACACATCGGGCTCGAGGCGGCTGATGTTGTATTCCAGCACCGTTGCTCCGCTGGCGTTGATGCGATCAGAGCCATACCCGCCGATACCAGCGTGAACCATTGTCCAGCCCTCCTCGTGCGTCCAATCCTCTCCATTGTGGTCCCAGCCCATGACAAAGACCTCGTGGCCGAGAGCGACCAAACGTTTGCAGATTTCACGGGTGACCACGGCATAACCCGTGGGGCGCGTTGGTTGCTCGCTTCCCCAGAGGATGCGAAGTTTCTTGGGCTTGGGCTTCGCCATGACACGGGGAAGGGATGCCCACCCTTAAATTAAGGGGGGCTGAACCCCTCGTGTCGTTGGCTTCAATACATCTTGCCGAGGTTGAAGCGGTAGGCGTATTTGGAGCAAATGTCGTAAACTGCTTTCATGTCAACGGGCTCGGCCTCTCGACCTCGTGGGTATTCACCGAGAACAACGGTGGGGTCGTAGTCGTGGCGCAGGGTGTGGTTGCGCCCGTGTTGCTTTGCACCGTGAAGGGTTTCAGAGAGGGAGCACGTGCCATCGTTGTTCATGCGGAGAAGTGCCATCTTGTTGGCGATCAAGATTTGCGCCTCGGTTGGGCTGACTCCGTCGCTTTCGTTGCGGAGTTGGGTGTTGATTTGACGGCTCGAGCGGTCATAGAAAACGCTGTGATACAACGCTCCGATGTAAAACTTCTTGGCTTTGGTTGTCTTTTGGGCTGGGGTTAGGTGGGTCATTCTTGTTGCCTCCAACCACGACGACGTGTCGGGGGTATATCAATGCTTTGTTATCTCAATGTCTTACCGTTGAGAATACGAGCGTAGGAATACGGGCTCGTGCGTGGCCTGTGTCGCCACCATTGGCGAGAATGCTTCATCCATACCCAGAACGGCGGGGGAAGCCGTGTGGGTCTTTCCTACGCCCTTTTCGCCCGTCATCGACACGGGGGACAAACGGGTGAGGGTTTTGCCCTTTCCTCGCTTGCCCAGCATGGTCTGGCGGCAATCGTAGCAAACGACTGAGCAAATCGACGAGCCCTCGTGCAAATCGTTGGATCGTGGTGCTCCGCAAATGCGGCACGTCCCCGTCTTTGGTGGGTTCAAAACCCTCAATCTCTGGGCGGCGGTGGCGGTGAAGTCTGGGGTGTCCACGCTCAGTCCTCCTTTGCTCGGTAGTGTGGGTGGTCTGCGGGGAGTTTGTGACGGCGGCGGTCGCTCATGTTCTCCAGCAATTTGCAGACCTTTTCACAGGCTTTGTCAAATCGATTCTTTGCTACGTCGTCCCCTGCGGGGACCATGCGGGCTTCCAGACCGTAAAGGTCTACGGTGTCCAGCAGGTGTTGTATCAATGCAAACTCGGCGTGGTCTATGCTCTTGGCTCGTTCCATGTTCACACCCCACGAGGTGTTTGCTCTTAAGGGTTTGGGTTCTCAATGTTTGAAACTCATCAGATTTTCGCCAATATCCCCCAGACACGCTCCAATATCAGACGATACGTCGCACGAATGCAGGGCGCAGAATCCGAACCTCACGGGTGTCGGCGGCGTATGTGGATGACCC